CCTGCGGCTGTAGCGGCTGCTATAGCGGCTATCGTATTCGTACTGTCTCAGCTCGTCATCGTTATTCATGATAACTGGGATGCTATATGTCAATGGTGTTCAGAGGCTATGGAGAACATCAAGACATGGTGGTCTGATATGTGTGATAGTCTGTCGCAGAAGTGGCAGGCTTTCAAGGACTGGATGAGCGAGACCTGGAACGGTATATATGAAGCATTTACAGAATGCTGGAACGCTATAGCAGAATTTTTCTCCGGTATTCTGTCGAGTATGCTCGAGTTCTTTACAACCATATGGACGAATGCGAAGGAGTTCTTCATCCAGATATGGGAAGACATAAAGACATTCTTCGGTGAAACGTGGGATTTCCTGAAACAGCTCGTTTCAGATGGGCTTGATGCTATAGTTCAGTTCTTTCAGAATTTCTGGGAGAGAGCGAAGCAGTGGTTCAATAATCTGAAGCAGACTGTAGCCGGACTGATACAGGATATCCGGAGCAAGATACAGGAAGGCTTCAACTGGCTGACAAATACAGCGAAGGGCTTTATTGAAAGAGCAAAATCGGCTATATCCTCATTCACGGAGAATATTAAGACCAAAGTCAAGGATCTGAAGGATAAAGTCGTAGAGTTCGTCAAGGGCATGTGGGACACGGTCAAGGAAAAGACCTCGGCTGCGTTCAACTGGATCAAGGAAAAAGCCTCTACGTTCTTCAATAATGCCAAAGAGAAGGTCAAAGCCTTCATCGAACATGTTCAGGAGAAGGTCAAAGCCTTCAAGGACAAAGTCGTTGAAACGCTGAAAGAGCTCTTCGAGAATGCGAAACAGAAATTCGAAGAGATGATCAAACTGATCAAGGACAAGATCGAGGAGATTGTCAAGACTGTTCGGGATAAGATCGATGAGATCATCAAGACCGTCAAGGAAAAGATAGATAATATCATCAAGACGGTCAAGGATAAGATACAGGAGCTCATCAAGACAGTCAAAGAGAAACTCAAAGAAGTAGCTCAGGCCATATATGACGGGCTGAAGAATATCCTTGAAAAAGCGAAAACCATGCTCGAGAATATCTGGACTGCGGTCAAGGATTTCGCATCGCAGGTCAAGGATAATGTCGTCAAGTTCGGTCAGTTCATAGTTGATAAGATATCGAGCTTCGGGACGGCGATGTTCAATGCCGGCAAAGCACTCTTTCAGAAGCTGTGGGATGGTATCAAAGCCATATGGGAAGGTATCAGCTCATGGATCACCGAGAAGGTCAGCGGCGTGACGAATGCCATTTCCGGAGTAGTAAGCAAGGTTCGAGATGCGGCGAATGATCTGACCGGCGGAGCAATAGACCGGATGAGCGAGGCGATTGATAACCTGCGCGGTATCAAACAGCAGCAGATCATCCAGGGCTCATATGCTGAAGGGCTGCCGTATGTACCATATGACGGCTTTGTCGCTGAACTGCATCAGGGCGAGCGTGTCCTGACGAAGGAAGAAAATCAGGCTTATTCCGGCGGCGGGTCCGATACAGTCAGAGCGATTAACAACCTCACGGCAATGGTGGCCCGGAACATGGCGCAGCAGCAACAGCTCCTGTCAAATCTTAACTTTAACGTAAACGATCGCGAATTTGCGAGACTTGTGAAAGCGGTACAGTAATATGCTTGAACGTCTTAATTTTATCAATCACATAGGCGAAACGCTTGAATTTGGCAAGAATAACGTATTTGTCAATTATAGCGAATTGCATGATTACAGATGGCAGTTTACGCAGGACGGCGATAAGATCAGCGTGCTGAAGAGGGGGATCGTACAGAAAGCGGTTCCCGTGATCGTCGCCTGCGGTAATGCTGATGAAGGCGTACAGACCATCAATCGGCTCATGGAGTATTCAGAAAAAGACATACTCGTGAAAAGCCCGGGGCGGCTTATCGTCGGTCAGTATTACCTGCCGTCTTATATCATGGGGTCCACGAAAGAAGACTATCTCGTCAAGCGTGGCTTTCTTAAGGCCACTCTTGAGGTGCTGACAGATCAGCCCGCCTGGGTGAAAGAGACGAAATTCTCATTCAATTACGGCTCCGGGCATCATATGTCAGGTAAAGACATGGACTTCAACAGCGACTTCCCATATGACTACTCAAATCCGTTTGATGCCAGGTACATAGACAATCCCGGCTTTACGGGATCAGACTTCAGGATGGTCATCTATGGCGAGTGCGAAGATCCCCGGATCGGGGTCGGTGGTAACGTATACGAGATGGAAAATGTCGAGATCGGAACGCATGAGTTCCTGACCATTGACAGCAAGAAGAAGACCATCATCCTGACGAAAGCTGACGGAACTACAGAAAACAAGTTCAAATTTAGAAGTCGTGACTATTATATCTTCGAGAAAATGCCTCCGGGAGAGACTTTGGTTACATGGAATGGTGATTATAAGTTCGATATAGTCCTCTATGAAGAGAGGAGTGAGCCGAAATGGACCTGATATATACAGATGAGAACAGGGAGGATGTCGGGGTCCTGCTCGATTATCAGATGGATCTGGCATTCGGAGCTGATGAGGATAACTTCACCATCGAGGTGAACATAAATGATCATGTATGCCGGGAAGACTACTGGACATATATCGAGGGCACGGAGTACGGCGGCATCATTGATAATATTCAGGTCGACACGGAGCGTCAGAGGGTCACATACAAGGGCAGGACGTTCCACGGACTGATCGAGAGCAAGATCGTCTGTCCTGATCCCGGTGATGACTACTACGTCATCACAAATATGGACGCAAATGAGGCACTCGATACGCTGATCACGAGGCTCGGTCTCGGGGATCTGTTTGAAGCATCAAGCGAAACCTCCGGGATAACCATAACGCGTTATCAGTTCTGGCGATACATAGAAGGCTATTCCGGCATCAAGAAGATGTTGAACAAGTTCGGCGCGAAGCTTCATGTCGAATGGAATGATGGCGCAGTCGTCCTGTCGGCGGTTCCTTATGTGTCATATGATGACGAGGAGCTGACCAGCGACCATGTAAACTTCACGATCGACCAGGTATTCAATCCGATCAATCACATGGTCTGTCTCGGAAAAGGTGAGCTCAAAGACAGGATGGTCATACACCTGTACTGTGACGCAAACGGTAACATATCGCAGACGCAGACATTCACGGGGCTTGAGGAAAGAGCAGAAGTCCTTGATTATCCAAACGCCGAGAGTGAAGAAGAGCTCATTTCAGAAGGTGAGCAGAGACTTCGGGAGGCTTGGAGAGCATCGACAGTCGATATCCGGCTGGACGATGAGTATGATTTCGATATCGGTGATGTGATTACAGTCAAGGAAGAGGTCACAGGCCTGACGCTGACACAGAGCATCATCAAGAAAATAGTAACTATTAACGCTGACATTTTCAAATGTCAATATCAGGTAGGAGAGATATGATATGAGTTTACATTTAGTCACAGGATATGAGGGAGCCGAGCATATCCAGTCACAGGACCAGGGCTCATTCAACATCGCAGCATTCGGAGGCGGGCAGTACGTACTTGACCACGGGTACAAGTTCGCGGCCTCACTTTTGGCAGGTAACACAGTCAACATCAAAGACGGCGATATGCTGATACAGGGCAGACATGTCAGACTTGCGGCAGGCCAGACCGAAGACGTGACATACGACTACGGTACGACAGGGATGCTCCGGAAGGACCTGATATGTGCTCGGTACACGAAAAACAACAGTACAGGCGTTGAAGATATTCAATTTGTGGTTATCAAGGGAACAGAAGCTTCGAGTGCTCCCGTGGATCCGGAATACAACCAGGGGACGATCACGGACGGAAACGACCTGATCAATGACTTCCCTATGTACCGGCTGACGTTCAATGGTACGGAAGTGACACTCTCAGATCCGCTGTTTACTGTGAAAGGCGGGGCAAATGATACAGCCGATATAGTCGCTCAGATAGTGGCCGGGACGGTAACAGTTGGAGAAGCAACACATGCGACAACAGCCGATAGTGCAACGACAGCCGGAAGTGCGGCAAGTGCAGCGAATGCGACACATGCAACGACAGCTGATAATGCGACGACAGCCGGAAGCGCGACGACAGCCGGAAGCGCGACAACAGCTGGCAGTGCTGATAATGATTTTATATTAAAGAATAATCAGGCCCTTTCATTTACGAATAATGTCTGCGAAATCAGTGATGCCAGGATCACAGCAAATTCACTTGCGAATGTATATTTTACGCAGGCATGTATGCAGGCAGCGATCAGAGCGAGTATTACAGTTGAAACAACGGCCGGAAAAGTAACACTTACAGCGGCTAGGACACCGGAAACGACATTAACAGCATCAATTCATATAAGGGTGGTGTAATTATGACAGGAAGAACGAATTGCGCAGGCGAGATATCATTGAATGCAGATGTCGAGAGCAAGGTTATAGCAGCGAATAAAAGCATAGTAGCAGGCGATTTTGTCCAGTATTACACGCAGAGTTATTCTCTCGGCATGGAGTACAGTAAGCTGATCAAGCTGTCTGATACGATGTATGTCGGTTATCATTGGGAAAACAACAATCATCATCTGGATTTAATAAAAAAGGACGGTGATGCTTTCTCAATCATTGACTCTTATTATACTGATAGAAAACTAGAAGATATATGTCCTGATTCCTCAGCTTCTGATTTATTTTATGCGCTCGAGGAATACTCGTCATATACAAGTCCTAGTTATAACTCAAAAATACTTGTTTTTAAGGTTGAAAATGATGAAATAAGCCTGCTGGATGAGACAGCCATACAGAATAACAATGCTCCAAATAAAATATTCCATTATGGAAGCAAAGGATCGCACAGCAGTGTCCTAATTACATCCTATACTAATGCGTCTACGGGCTCAGGCAGTAGTTCGGTTTATATCACTACTTACTATAAAACGACAGAGAATAGTAACGATTATACGTACACAAAATGGGGCGAATGGTCCGCTGTTGAAAGTAATCTGAACTATGAGTTCCCCAGCCGATGTGCCAACGGGTTTGTAAAAGACAGCAATGACTATTTATACATGGTAGGAGGCACTCAGGCTTCAAGACAAAGCAGCCGTGATTATACATTTTTTGCAGTTGCAAAATTACATATAGGATCTGATGGTGCTCCTGTCATAGATCTTTACAAAAGAATATATAATGACGGATTGGTTGTTGCTTATTCATTATTATTCACACTTCCCGAAATTGCTAGTAACAAAATAATATGTTCGGCTGTGGAAAGCAATAGATTCGGCAGATGCTTTGTGATTGATAGCGATACGCTGAATGTAGGAAGTTTTTCTATAAGTCAGGGTTATGCACCATCAAATATTTTTGGTACAAATAAAATGGTTTCATACAGAAATTTGTACGAAATTGATATTGCAACTAACAGCGGAACAGCTATATACAGCGGGGACAGCTCGCTCAGCATAAGTAAAGCAATAGTAACAAATGACGGATATGTATTGTCTTCGGATGGAAAGGTCTACCAGGTAACGAATGGGATGACGGAAGTCCACGGAATAGAGGATACAGATTATGTTATTCCGTTCAAGAAGCCCGGAAATCCTATCGGAGTTGCAAAGGAATCAGGAACCGCAGGCGACACCATCAACGTCTATATAGCGAAAGATACGTATTAAGGAGGTAAACCATGAGCGAAATAATCCGCGGCACAACGCCGACTATCACATATCAGATAACCTCCGACGTGGATCTGACAACCTTGTCCGAGATCTGGCTGACTGTGGCCGATAAGCTCACGACAGCGAAGAGAACATACAAGCTCTCTGAGAATGAGGTATCAGTCGATAATGAAGAAAAGACAATATCAGCAGTGATGTCCCAGGAGGACACGCTGCTTTTTAAGTCCCAGACGATACAGGTCCAGATCAGAGCAAAGGATGACAACGACAAATCATACGCTACAGACATAAGTGACGTACCACTTGCCACAATACTGGAGGGCGGGGTGATCGAATGATTGATACAGCTTGCAGGATAACATCAGGTTTATCTGTGGATGACCGGAAGATCTTCGGGGAGCTGTCGGCCGGAGAGATCCATCTTGACGCGACACTCGATATCGGGTCCGGTGGGAGGCTGCCGAACTATACCGGAGACTATACGGTCATTCCGAAAGTCTACGAGCAGACGCTGGAAACCAAAAACAAATCCATGACAGATGATGTCACGGTCACAGCCGTACCATATGCGGAGGTATCAAATCCTTCCGGGGGACTGACGGCAAACATAGCATATATACCATAGGAGGGTAAAACAATGGCATCAAATCCGTATATTAACAAAGTAGTTTATGGAAACGACGTACTGCTCGACCTGACAGGCGATGACGTGCAGGAATCCGACGTTCTGTCGGGGAAAAAGTTCCATCTTCCTTCAGGAGCATCCGGAACAGGATCATGTACTTATGACGCTGATACTTCCGACGCTACGGCGACGACTTCAGAGATCCTTGCCACAAAGACGGCTTACAGAAACGGGCTCAAGCTCACAGGAATGATGCCGAACAGAGGGCAGGCAATCCTTGAGATCGAAGATGTAGATGATGAGATAAGCATCCAGAATGGTTATCATGACGGCTCCGGTAAGGCCGTGATAGAGGCTACGGAAAAAGCGAAGATCATAGCCTCGAACATCAAGGATGGCGTGACGATCCTCGGAGTGCTCGGTACATATACCGGCGAAGGCGTAACGGCCCAGAAGAAGAATGCGACACCGTACACGACAGCGCAGGTTATCCTTCCTGACAGCGGATATGATTATCTGTCAGAGGTCGATATAGCGGCCATCGCTTATGTCGAGACAGATAATGCAGCAGGCGGCAAGACGGCCACGATCGGAACGGTGGCCCCGTAAAGAGGTGATCCTATGGCGACAAATCCATATATAAACAAAGTCGAGTTCGACGGCGATACGCTCATGGACTTGACCGGCGATACAGCCTCCCCTTCGGATGTGCTCCTGGGGGAGACTTTTCATGATAGATCAGGAGCTCCCCAGACGGGAACGCTGGATCCGTATCAGGTAAATGATACAGCCGAGACGACCATCGATGATGCTGACTATTTTCCTTTTTATGATACATCGGCATCCGGGAAGCGTAAAAGCCTTTGGAGCAATATTAAATCAGTTCTGAAGACTTTTTTTGATGGATATTACCATCCGCTGACCACAGTAGACGAAAATCCGACATCCGGGAGCAGTAATCTCGTAAAGAGTGGCGGCGTTTACAGCAAGATGGTACATGAGATCACGAGGACGGTATCATCAGCTGCGGCAAATAGCCAGGTACGTATTCCGGCCAGCGGAACAGACAGCAGGATATCAACTGCGAATACCTGCATAGTAAAGCCGATATGTCAGACGAAGAGCGACGGCACGCCGTATAAATTCAAATCATGCGTGGTAAGTGCCGGATACGCAACTATTACAGTCAGTGAGGCCCTGTCAAACGTTACGATCGGGGTCGAGGTAGTAAACATATAGGAGGAAAGCTATGAAATACGCACTTGTAACATGTATCAATGGTAATTATAAAATCGAATCAGAGCACGGGACGGACTTGAATGCCGCACAGATGGCATGGCACGCAAAATGTCGCACCTTAGAAGGTGCGCCGGATGTCATCACGGCAACATGTTCGGTTATAGATGAGAACCTGAACACAGTCGGCAGTCTTTTTGAGCAGATAGAGCATCCTGTCTCGAACAACGAAGAGTGATGGTCCATTTTCGATAATACCTCATCCAAAGAAGCGGCCTGTCCTGTTGCAGCAGGGCAGCCGTGAGGTGAGGCGGTAAATAATACAGCAGATCGGGTTTAACTATAGTTTAGTTTTTATGCGCAAATGAACTATATATTGTATTGGCCCCCGGTCTGCTGTTTTATAACATAAACTTTTCGGATTGCGACATAAGCGGATAGAGCAGACTTCGGTCGGTGAGTAGCACATAGATGCGAAAACCCTATCCGCAGATTGCGACAAAAAGCAATGCTTTTTAATGGGGGCGAAAGCCTTATTATTGCCCCCTATTTTTTCAAAACAGATTATACAAAGGAGATATAAAACTATGGCAAAGTTACCTATGGAGTATGACGGGGGGGGTATAAAAGAAGCCTCGTCTTGGAGCAACGCTTATAGCAATGCTAAAAGTTTTATTATAGTTATTATATTGGCAACTTATAATACTGCCGTTTATCGTTTTTCATTAGTTATACCTAAAAGCCTTATCTCATCAGCAACTACATACTATGTAAACGGTGCAGGCAACCCTACGGGTGCTGATTGGTATGCAAATACGGCGGTATCAAGTACGGGTATAAGTACAACAGTTTACCGCAGTGGTGATAGTTCGAGCATTACGGTAAGTCATAAGATATTTTACGATTAAATCCGCATCCTATCTATCGTGGGTGCGGTAGAGAGGAGATATATTATGGCACTTATTTATTTACAGTAGCACAATGACGTAATA